ACATTGTACCTACTGGGGTTCCGCGAGCTACCATGAGTATTCTCCTATAGCTGTGTGACGTACATCAAAAAATTTAAAGTATACATAAGACCTATAATAGAATCATCTTCCATTTCATTACTTCTAATAATATTAGATGTTCTACTGTAGTTATGTATTAAGTAGTCAGTTGTTGCTCCGTCTGCTACGGTTACATTATAACGATTTATTTGACGATCAAAATAAGTCTCTATTGTTTTTGCTTTATTATAACCCACATAGTCATCAAATTCATTTAAACGTAGCATAATTTGTATGCCAAAACTTTCTGTGTAATCTCCACTAGGCTGTAATCTTTCTTGTGTTATACCACCTGTATCAAACACATAAATACAGTTATCTACTTGAAAATTAGATGTAGACATTAATTTTCTAGGAACTTGTTTATTAACAAAAACCATCCAATCTACTGGAGACACAGAATTAACTCTGTAATTTTAGCAGGTGAATGATTCATTTTAAATTCCTATTTTATCTAATGCTCTTGAAGCAATACCTGATCCTTTACCTGTAGCTGCTTTAACTTCTTTTTCAATTATGTTAATCAAAGTTTTTCTGTGTTGCCTAGCAGGTTGTTCAAGAAATTTTGCTTGTCCATTAGGATGAAATTTTGTTAAATCCTCATGTACATAAATAGCATATTTTTTCTTATAACTAACAATGTACTCAGGTTTTTTATCACTATTGTTTAAAACTTTAGATGAACCACTTGATTTAAGTTTACCAGTTTTAACTGGAACTAATAATTTTGATTCTCTCAATAAATATCTTCCAGCTTTTGCCATTCCTCTTCTCAAGGCTTGTTTATCTGCTTTGGCTAAAGAATCAACTCGTCTTTTAGTTCTTGCTATGCCTGTAATAGATATTGTGCCTCCACGTTGACCCATAGGACCATAAGACGGAGCATAATATCCTGCTCTTGTAACACCTTTAAATGGAGTCGCCATTACATATACCCTTTAAACATTATTTCTGAGGCATCTAAAGAAAAATATCGTTCAACGTATCTAACTTTTTGGTGCATTGGAATAGAACTTGGTATTTGAGACAGAGCAGTTCCTGCTGGGTCATTAACTGTAGCTGTGCTTAACCACAAAACACCCTCTTGTTGAATTTCGTATGAGGTAATAATTTTAGAGTTGTAATCTAATCTACGACCAACTACATCTGTAAAACTTGCTACCTCGTTTGCCCAATAACAAGGAACCTCTACTGCTGTTACAGAAGAATAATCTCTACGACCTGATTCTGTAAGACCACCAACAGGCCAATAAATAGCTACTTGTCTTAAAAGATCGGATAGTATGTTACTCATCAGGATTGCTGTCCCCTATCCAAAGGGTGTACACCTTTTCACCGTATAGACCCTCTAGATTACCCGTAGTGTCTAAGGCCATTGCCTGTTGGCCGTAGGCTGTCGCATTTAGATCGTTACCTACGGTTTGTATGTCCCATTTAACTCTTGCCACGTCAATTTGTTTTTCGGAGGCAATAGCTTGACGATTTACAGTAAGCGTAATCATATGGGCAGATAACCAACGCTCAATTAACTCTAACTGCTGATTGTCTAAAATGCCTTTTGTATCTTTTCCTACCAGAAGATCAGTCATCTTAGAAGCTGTGTCAATAAATGCTTCTATGTTAGTACTGCTAGGTACACTTGAAATTAAACGTACTAAAGTAGAGGTTGTTCTTCTCGCCATATCATTCTCCTGAAGAATAAGGCTCAGCTATTCGTAAAGTGCTGTCTGTTATTAGAGTAGTCTTTCTGCCGCTGTTTAGTAGAGCAGTAATGTAGTACCTGTAATTACCCGTGGGAGCGTTTGTTGCACTGAGTTCTGCTGCGGTAAATTCGACGTAAAATGCTTGTGTTCCAGTTGGACTTGTTACCGTTATAGTTTGCGTAATTATTTTGTTTCCTTGTACAGCGGTAAAAGTTACGGTTGCTCCTGTTAGGTCTGGCCATTGGTCTGAGGTGCTTCCTGTCCAAGAAATTGCTGTACCATCTAAATTACTGTAATCCATTCCTTGACGGAGTGTAACAGAATCTCCAACCTTTAAATCTGATTGACTAACTACAACACTTGCTCCACTCAACATTCCAATAATTGAAGTTTGATTAGCAAGAGTAGCATCTCCGCCACCGGATAAAGTCAGTGCATTAGCATCTACTTGATTGGAAACAGTAAACACAAATTGATCGGTTTTTGATTTAATTGCTGTAACGTCACTTGAGTTAGAAGTTGTTACCGCGTCCGTAACCGAACCGACTGTAGTGACGTTTGCAACGGTGTCAGAACTCGGATTAAAATAATCACTAGCTACAATAGTCCTTGCTTCAAATTCAGAAACAGTGGGAATATCGGCAAGTTGTGTATCTAAGTCCGCACTACTTAATCCAATAGCTGATCTGATACCGGAAGCACTAATACCTCCCGTTAAAGTATTAGCATCTACCTGATTCGGAACAGTGAATACGAATTGATCGGTTTTTGTTTTAATTGCGTCTACATTACTATCCACAGTTGAAAGAGCAGATAAAGTAGCTAAAGAAGTTAGTGATCCACTATCAGGTAAATTATCTGTTACTGATTTGATAGCCGTTATAGAGGCATTATCTGGAGATACTGTATTAAACCCAGTTGCTCGGAAAGTTTCTTGACGACTGCTGCCCGTGAAGTAGTTGTATATGTCAGTCGGACTTGTGCCACCCGTCAATGAATTTGCGTCCACCTGATTGGACACAGTAAATGCAAGCTGGTCCGTCTTTCCTTTGATTGCCGTGATCGATGCGTTGTCTGGTGCTATTGTATTTGGAGTTACCGTGTTTGCTCCATCGGTTCCTCGCATATCTGAGTTTGTAGTTGTTGTTGCGACGAGCGTGACGTTCGCAACGGGGTCGGTAGCTGGGTTAAAGTCGTTCAATGAAGAAATACTAGATGCGGTAGCCAAGCCCGCTACATCTGCTTTGAATTGATCTTCTCGATTCGATCCGATGAAGTATAGGTAAATCGAATCCGGTGTTAATTGACTTGCTACAGCACCAGTCGAAGCATCAATGTCCATCGTATCCCAGTTTGAGGGAATTGAATTTAAGATGTCGCTGACGTCTTGAGCATTGGCAGTAGTGACCACATTTGTGACATTGGCTACAGTAGTGACGTTCGCAACAGTCTCGGACGTAGGATCAAAATCATTTAATGATGCGATTGCATTGCTGATCGCGGTTTGGTTTGCTGCCGTTGCATCACCCCCACCTCCTCCTGTCAAAGCATTAGCGTCAACTTGATTGGAGACTGTAAACGCAAGCTGATCTGTCTTTGCTTTGATTGCCGTGATGTCTGACGTTGGCACTACCACATTGTCAGTACCTCGTTCATCGGCAACGATTTTCACGGGGATGCCGTATTCTGACCAAGCAACGCCTGCAATAGTTCCGTTGACCTTGCAAGTGTACCTATCTCCTTCTGAGGGAGCAGGTGTCACCCCACTAAACACAATCTGATAGATGCCGGTTGCTACAGTCGTCACTGTAGGAGCAGCCGAAAGCCCATTGAGTCTGGTCGTAGTCGTGTTTATCACTGCTGCAACATGTGAGCCGCTAGGCCCTATCACGTTTACCAATATCTTGATGTCGTCACCAGCGTAAGCAGTTTGTTCTTGTGCCATTTTATCTCTACTGTGCTAGTGGGTGGTTAAAATTTACGAGAGGATGAAACTCAGGTAATGTTGTGCGTCCAGAAGACAACAATGCTATTTCAGTGGTGGTCAAAGCACGATCAAAGTAGCGAAGGTCATCAAGCAAACCGTTGTAAGTAGGTGCACCACTCCAAGTCGCAGGGTACTTTCCAATCCTCACCTGTCCAACAATGCTAGTGCTTGAGCCTGTAGCTGATTGGTTCAGTACCTGCGAACCATCAAAGTAGATTCTTTTTGATGACCCATTGTAGTGGTACATCACATGATGCCAGTTGCCATCGTCTGCCGCATTAACATTTAATGCTTTCCAGTTGTTTGAGAGTCCGTCTGTTTTGAAGCCAAACCTGTTGTTCCTGTCGTTCCAAAACATGGCACAAGGAATGACATCAGAAAGTGTAGAAGGATCATTCGCCCCATATCCGAATCGCACAGCATTGTAGTTAGACGAAGGACTATATGCGACTTGCTTAAACCAACAACACATGGTGAAAGATGAGCTAGCAAAGTTGCATTTGCCTGTCGGGTCAGGGTAGTCGATGTACTGATCGTTTGACGCAGTAGGAGGATTATCTAATTTGATTGCGTGAGTCCCGCCATATGTAGTGTCAGCAACCAGTGTCGGTGTATTGTAGGTCGTTCCAGAAAGCGGACTTGATGAAAAATCATCAAACGATCCTGAACCACCTGCACCGAGCGTTGCACTAACCAAAAACTTTT